AGTCTGCGAATCATATCGTTGAGCAGAGTCAAGGTCAATGGTCGGACAGAAGATGCGGCGTAAGAAGCACCAAAGTCCACTTCTGCATCAAGGAAAGAGGCAGAGTTTCGATTATCTCCGAAGATTTTACCAAGTCCATTAGATGCGCTAAGAGTGTCAGTAGCAAGAACACCGCCGTCAAGTGCGGCCAATTCTGCGTTGCTTGAAACAATCTTCAACAACGAAGTGTAGTTTCGCTCAATGTCTCCAAGAGCCGAAACTTCACCGTAGAATTCAACAGGCATAACGAGCATCTTGTTTTGTGCTTCTGCGTGAGCCTTACCCATATCTTCACGGATAATAGCACGAATGTCTCCCAATCCATCGTCAATTTGTGCCATTTCCATAGCCAATTCGGAGATGTCAAATTGATGAGCAACCGTTTTAGGGCTCATAAAGAGTTGAGCGTAGGTTGGAGCCATACTGCTAAGGCCGTCAGCCGCAGTAGATAGTCCAGCGTTCTCCGGAACACCACCGATTTCATCGGCTTGTGGGTCGTCGGCACCAATACCGCCGCCACTACCATCGCTTTGTAGGGTCAAAGTAGAACCGCTACCACCAAAGGGTCGGCTCTTAAGAATTCTCCAACCGCTAGCGGTGTAAGGTCGCTTTGACAACATAGCCAATGCGTTTACTTCACGGTTAAGCATAGACCAAACTTTCTGTCCGAATAGAACATTGTAAAGTCCGGTTGTATCGCCAATAGCAGAAACACCACTGGCTCCTGCATCAGCGATATCGTGGCCAGTATGTAGGCCCTGCACGACACCCGCTTGCTTAAGCAAGGAGTTTCCGCCAAAGTTTGGTAGTCCATAAGTTGCTGCTTCTAAGTCTCTAATTGTGTTAATGTATCCCATTTTTTTCACCTCAAATGTTTCCGCCGACCATCTTATGAATGTCGCTCCAAGACATGTCTCCGACTTCCTCTAAGGAGAGAGCCTTAACTTCTTGAGCGGCTTCGTTAGCCTTGCGAATTTGTTCTGTACCAGTCTCCAAAGACTTTCGGAGTTGGCTGAATTGGTCTTGAAGAGTAGCGATTTCGGACTGAGCATCATACTCGGACTTTGCTACCATATCATTGCGAGTAGAAACTTCCGTTTCAAATCTCTTAGCAAAGGTATCTTGGAGGTTGTCAAAAGCCAACTTCTCAAGTTGCTCTGCTCGGAATTGAGCGTAAGCCTTCTCAATGTTTTCAGGAGAGAGATTTAGCGTTGAAAACTCATCGTTTCCAAAGGCCTTTGAAACCTTTCCTTCTGATGCCGCTTGGGATTGCCCAACAGGTCGGCCACCGCTAACAACGATTTGGTCAGCAGGTTCACCTTGCTCAACTGAGCCACCGTCAAGAGTAGGCTTTGCCTTCATCTCTGCGTCTTGGTATTCTCCGCCACCCATCATTTCTTCTGTATCCATCATTTCTTCTCCGTCCATGTTTTCCATAGCGGGTTTTTCTTCTTCTTTACGGAGAGTGTTCACTTCTTCTAGAAGCGTGTCCAACTCTGCCAATGCTTTTTCCAGTTTGTTCATATTGTTCACCTCTTGTTTGAGTATGTCAAATTTCGCTTCGGGATTGATTCCTTTCTCACAGATGGTTACTTCGTGTAATTCAAGTTTGCTAATTTCGTTGTATTCGCCCAACTCTTCATTACGCTTTTTCACTTTTTGTAGTGCTTGCCCTCCAATGCTAAAACTCCTCAGTGTTCCCTTGCGAATTCCTCTTCCTATTTCTTTGGCTTTTTCTATATCGTCTCGTAATTTTATTACTACAAAAAAACCGACATCATCTACTTCTGTCTTGAATAGTCTCCCTTTGTTGTCTCTATAACTTTCTACTACTTCACCGACTTGGACATTTGAATGGTTTGTCATAACATTTCTATACTTGGGATTTTCCATGTATTTTTTTACTGCCTCGTTCAGTGCTTTGAGTGTGATAAGGTCGTTTTGTTTGTCCACCATTTCAATAGAAGCATATCCACCAATCATCAATTCGTCAGATTTTAGAATTTCAAACTCCTGTTTAAGTTCCGCCTTGATGATAGAAGACATTCTTCCCAACCCCTCGTTGTCTAATTGACTATTTAACCGTATCCGTATTTTCTACTAATTTGAGCGTTTTGTATTTATCCTCATAAATATTCCATAGCCCGTCATCAGCATCTTTGTCTACTGGTTTTTGTTCATATCCTGTAAATGCAATCCAAACTTTCTTTTCTTTGTAGTCTACTACACGGAAATGCAACTTGGTTTCAAATTTATTACCGTTTAAGATGTATTCATGGTATCCATGCCGTTGTGCGCCGATAGTAACATCACCCTCATCAATTAATTGATGAGTATCCTGTTGCTCCGATATCTCGGCAGGATATTTTACTGCTTTACCAAAGAGAGCGAAAATGTCATCATCCGTTTGTAAATCAATTGTCCACATTAACAATTCATTTTTGTAGTTTACAGAGAAGTTGAGGTTTCCATCTTTACGGAGATAAACCTTGAATTGCGCTTGGCTCTTTTGTAAGACTGAATCATCAATGGTAATCTCATTGTTGGCTACATTAATGTATTCGCTTGCGTTCAAGAAATTACTGAAAGCCTGTCTATCTTCAAAGAGGTTATCAAACTCCTTTGAATAATTCCGCATAAGGTATTCTTGTAATTCCTTGACTTTAGTTTCTTTTCCTCTTTCGGAGTTGTCTTTGACGAATCTAATTGTAGCGGCTCGGATTTTAGATTGGTAAGTTTTTAGAGCATTACTCGCTTCTTCTTTCCACATATCCAAATCATTGAGAGCATTCTTAGCCATGAGATTGTTTTCTTTGAAACCGTAAAGAACGAATCCGTCCATACTCTTAGCGATAATAGTGGCTTCACCATGAATGCCATCGGTAATTGTAATTCCTTTCTCTAGGGACAGAGCCTTGTATTTCACACTCGGCTTTGAATCGTTTGATAGCATTTGTAGAGTCACTATCTTATCGGGAAGAATTGCTTCGGGAACCTCAATAACTTTTGCAGAATAGAGGGAATATCTTCCGTTATCTTCCTTAACTTCATCAACCTTAACACGGATGATTTCCCCAACATCAACCTTAATCTTCGTGTTGAGAGCCTTACCTACATTCATGTATTTTCTGCCATCCATTTCTACGATAAACTTCCCTTCTTCCTTTTCATCTACAGGTCCAGCCCCTAAAGTGTAGGAATAGAGTCCTGATTTTGTAGACTTCTTATCTAGAACGAGCATATCTAAGTCCACAAATTTTTTCCACTTAACCCACTTAGGATTCTTCTTCGTTCCAATAAAGTAAGTAGATTCAATGTCCTTAATGACCACACCTTCTGCTGTAGGCATAGCCATGATTTCCTTAGCATACTCGTCAATGTCTTTTAGCGAGTCTGCAATTCTCGTGTCTTTCTTAGATGGGAAGAAAAGATGGCCGGATGATTTAGCAGAGTAATTATTGAAGAGGAGATTAATTCTGTCCCTCAAAGGTTCTTCTGTCATATCCCTAGATTCGTGGCGCATGATGTCAAACACATGAGCCTTCAATTCCATATCTTGGTATTTATTCTTGAACACATGGGCTATAGTATCTGCTCTATGCAGGGCTTTATCTCCATCAAACAAAATCAATTCTGCATCAAGAATACAATCACCATAAGACTTCTTCTTTAATTCCTCAACTTGTTCCTTACACTTTTCTGTAATATCCTTTTCATTATAGGAAAAGACTTTGACCTTATTATCTATTTTATGTAGTTGTATTCTCATACCGTCATACTTTTCTTGGACAACATACTCTCCGCTAAAACCCTTCAACTCATTCATGTCCTCAATGTCAAAGATACGATACATCGGTTTGTTGGGGGCGATAAATTGTGTAATCGCTTTTTCTTCTTCAGACTTTTCAGCCTTTTCCAAATCAACTTCCTGTAATTCTTCTAATTTATCTTCGGAAGAATTGTCAAGCATGATATCTTCTAGAATATCATTGGCTCTTTTGAACTGCGCTTCTACTTTCTTAGAGTCCTTACCGTCCCCATAATGTTCAATGATGTATAGGGGGACATCATCTACTTCCAAGTCCATGCCTTCCAAACCATCTGTAATACCATCTTCTTTCAAATCTTTAGAAGCGTAGTATTTTGCAGGAAGGGCTTTATCGTTAGAGCGAATAGCGTAGTGAATAAATTTCACCATTGTTCCGATATCTGTAAGTAGAGCCTCTAAGACATCCCCTTTGAAAGTCTCAGCGAATGGGTCGGAAACTTCTTCCGACTCAAATCTCATATCCTTAATCCCTTCATAGATAATTCTAGCCGTGTTACTTTCGGGGTCTTTTGCATTATTATCTTCAATATGTTTCTCATCTAGGAAACGCTTGATTTCTTCTCCGAGAGGAGAGATTGCATCAAAAGCCTCTTTGATTTCTTCAAGGGTGTTTCTCCAACGACCACCGTATTCTTTTTTGTCCTCTCTAGCCGAAAGATAGGCTACTCTTGTCTTTTCAAAAAGAGCAAGAATTTCGTCGGAAACAGGCGCTTTCACCTTTCCAAACATGAGGCCTGTGGAGGGCATTTAGCCACCTACATTCTGTTTCCGCTTAAGCCGAAAGCATCTTCAATACTCATGCTTCGGGCGGCAGTTTCAATAATTTCTTTAATCCCAGCATCGTTGAACGGAGCATCGGTTTTAGCCTTATTGTTTGCTAACAATCTAATTCTCTCCAACATCTTACTCTTATCGCCTTGCTGAATTCGCTTTTGCGCCATTTCAGCCATCTCTTGATAAGAAGTCGGCTTTTGAGGACTAGATTTTTTAAAATGAGATTCTTGACCGGCTAAACCGTATCCCGAATGAGTCCCTGTATTGTTCTCAATTTTGGTAGTATCCTTTTCACCGGCTTTCTTGGGTCGCTTAACCTTGACCTCTTCTCCTAAAGAATCGTATGCGGTTCTCTCTCTTGTCTCTTCGGCTTCCCGAAGATTCTTTTCTTTCTTGATTAATTCCTTTACTACCCTCAATTGGTCTATTGTATGTGCTAGAACTGCTTCTTCCTTGGTCATTTTTTCGGGCATTCTTTTCACCGTCCATTAACGAATTTTTCTATGTCGTCCCACGACATCTTGTGAATCATATCCCCTGCGGGTAGAGTGGAGTTGGTCATGGAAGGCGTAGGTGAATTGGCAACAACGAATCCGGATTTCATCAAAAGGTTATCTTGATGATACACTGTTTTTTCAAGGGATTGAATTCTTTCTACAAGGGCTTTCAAAACTCCCAACATTTCTTCTTCGGTTTCACTCATCTCTCAAATCCCCCTTTCTCTTTGGATAAACGATTTCACGAAGTTGTCTGTAAAGCAATTCGTACTCCTTACGGAGTTTGCTAGATAGGGCCAACATATCAATGTTCCTTTCATCTATGGATTTGAATCTCTTAACCATTTTTTCATCGGATTTGATGAATTGTAATTCTTTAAGCATGTCAATTAATTCGCCTAGTTGGGTGAAGTCTTGACCGAAATATTCGGTAGGTTCAGCCGTCTGTAGCGTTTTCTTGACTCGCTTTCTTTTCTTTTCATCCAATGATTCAAGAATAGGGCTATTCTCTTTTTTTATCTTATCTTCCTTCAATACTAATTCCCACATATCATTCGTCCTCCTCTTTGGCTTTTCTTTCGGCTTCCTCTTTGGCTTTTCTTTCTGCTATCTTTTGAGCCCGTTCTTTCATGTATTCTTCTTCACGCTCTTTGATTTCCTTTCGTCTCTCTCTTACATCAGCAATTTCTTCCTCGTCAAATTCTTCCGAAGTATCTTCTTGTGAATCTCTAATTAAGGCCATCCTTCTCCTTCTCTCGTCCTTAAATTTTCTTTTGAGGTCTTTTTCGGCCCCTATATCTAGAATCTGCCCCGTCATAGAACGATAAACATCCCGTAATAATTCAATGAGGGCTTTTCCTTCATCTTCTTTATTGAGCAAACTGTGAATGTCTCGTCCCAATTTTTCCAATTCTCTATAGGCTTCCATTCGTTTACCCGACCTTTTCGGTTCAAAATAACGATTACCTTTATTTTTCGTAGGTTGTTCAATAAGCGGCATAAAGAAATTTTTACCCGATGGAACATGGTTATAGAATGCACTTTCGGCATTCGCCTTGACCTTTTTTAGGAAAGAAAAATTATTTTTAGCGATGTTTCCTTTGCCTAAAACTTCAAGGATTTCTAAATCTTCTCCCTTCGTTTTGTCTAGATTCTCCAACATGCTCTTTATTTGTTTAAGCATTTTGAGTGTTTTAGGAGTAATTTTATGTCCCTCCGGTTCTTCAAAACCTTGTAGTCTTTCTTGTAGGGCGCTAATTTGACTCTCTATGAAGTCCACTCCTTCTCTCTTATCTTTTTTCATGGTTCTTGAAACGGAAATCAATGCCTTGGTTAAATTACGAATACCGTCCACATCTCTCACCCCCATACGAGAAAGAATGTTAGTAGTGAGAGCAACTGACTCTTCTAATTCTTGAGATACCATTTGCACTTCTTCAAGTTGCTCATTGGTAATTGTTCCCCCTGCCTCTAGTAAATTCTTTAAATCATCTACAATTAAAGCCGATTTCAAGGCTTCCAATAGTTTGACATAATCAAATTTAAACTGTTTAGGTATGGGCTTTCCTGTTTCGGGGTCTATACCCGCTATTTCTTCGTTGATGAAAGCGTTGAGGTTTTCTTCTCTCGGTTTATCCTTATCCAACTCCTCAACTTGCTCCTCAATTTCCTCTGCTTCGGATTCTTCTGCCGTCTTGTATCTTGCTAAGTCTTGCTTTTCTTGCTTTATCGCTTCTTTAACGGTTTGAATAAGAGAACCTGTTTTAATCTCTTTACGGTAGGAATACTTGTCCCCAAATTGACCTGTTTCACTGACCCATTCCGTAGAAAACATCATTGGTTTAATCAATTCTCTAGCCCTTCTAGGTAAACTGTTTACAACATATTCTTCGGCTTCATCTTTGATTTCCGAAGCCTTAACATCCAAATCAATGTAAGAACCCAACACTTTAACAGAATCGGTTTTTTTATCTTCTTCCTCTTCTTGAGTGTTTTTTTCCTTCTCTTCTCTAATTGCATTTTTGATTTGTTCTTGGGCTTCCTTGATAGCACTAGCCATTATTTTTTGTGCTGTCTCTAATGTCTCAATATTTTTCTCTGTAGAGTCAATGATGGATTGCTTCGCTTCGGGAGAAAGTCTAGGAATTTTCCTAGGTTGTCTTTGGGCTTTCTCCAAAATCACAACACTCACCATTTGTTTTCTGTTCTAGGCCTTCTCTTAACAGGAAGTTGAACAACATCGGGAGTATCCGCAGAACCCCTTTTTGCTGTGTGAGTCGTGTCGGGCGGTAATCCTCCCAACGAAAAATCTCTATTTTTCTTTACTACTCTATCTTCCGCCGCTCTTTGCGAACGGATTTTTGCTAATTCCTTTACTAATTGTTTTTCTTTTCTTGCTGTATCAGTCATCTACGAGACCTCCTCTTTTGACCTTTTCTTCGGGGTGGACGATTTGCTCTTTCCTTCATTTTTTCCTTTTGTTTGCGTTCAATTACTTTTCTATTTTCAGAATTATAAGATTCAACACTTGTGATTGGCTTAATATTGTAATAGTTGTCCTTATTGTGGCTCCGCAATATAAACTGGGCAGAATTTCTAGGAATATTGTATTTGTCGCTTAGTGCATAAAATTGGTCCATATAAAAACCGTGGGTCTCAAAATCCTCGTCTGATTTCTTTTTTGCATTTTTAATGAATTCGGTAATATCGTTTTCGGAAAAAAAAGCAGACCACCGAGGTTTTGCACTTTTCAAAATTAGTTTCCAGTTCATTAACCAACTCTCCTTTCACTTCTTCTATCCACATTTTGATTTCCGGCTTCCTGTGGTAGTCCTGTAAGCCGCTTGTCCGGCCCTACGCTATTCCTTGCTTTATTCCTTGTGGCTGGAGGGTTCTCTTGGGGTTTAGAACCCCCTCCTTCCAACATAGCCATTTGTGCTTCTGCTAATTCTCTTTGGTCTACACTAGAACCAGCCATAGGATTCGTTTCTACCGGCTCACCCTCTTCTCCTTGCGGAGTTTCTTTAGGTTCCGGTTTTGTGAAAGTGAATTGGCCGTCCTCATCCATGTCCACATCAAATCCTAAATTTTTAGTAGAAGCAGCAATATTGACTTCTAATTCTCTCTTGCGAAGAACTGCTATCTCATCTTCTTCTTCGCTTGGAGGAAGTTCAAGAATCCAATCTGTAATGCCAAATTGCTTTACAAGGAACGGGAATACATAATTGTTGTAGACATTTTGTGCCATTTGAACGGCCCTGTTAGTGACAAGAATTTGCATACCTTCGTTATTCAAACCACCGCTTGTAGTATTGTCAGCCATGAAAACTTTACTTACTCCATAAAAGGCTGAAATACGGTCTCGTAAGTCATCTTTGACAGCAACATATTCCATTTCTTTTAGACTGTCCATGAATTTAATCCATTCAACAGAACCCTTTCCGTTCTCGGCTTCAATACCCATAACAGGAATGTAGTGGGGGTCTTGTTCCATCTTTTCTTTAACTCCTCGCCAAAAAGCCGCCATAGAATCCATATTTCTTGTTTGAACAGCAAGTAGTCCTCTTGGCATACGGCTCTTGGTGTAAGAGGAATTGACATAATTTTCCATAGCGATGAGAGTCATAATGTTGTTGAATAAAGTAAGGACTGGCGACTGCCCATAAAGTCTACTGGGACTGTATTTACTGAAATGAAGAACCTCGCCTTCAATAAAATACTGCTCTTCTCCATTTGCACGATTAACATAATGCACTGGGTAAACAGGTCCTCCACATTCTTGACAGTTTTCGTGTGGTTCGGGAGCCATATGGTTTCTATGGTTGATACAAGTGAATCCTCTTGTTCCACGGACACCTACTTCATCAGCATAAATATTCATTGTCACGGGGTCGCCTCTGTATATTTCCTTAATACGATGCATACGAATTTTACCATTACCATCTAAATAATATTCCTTAACAAGAACAATGTAGGCATCATCCATAATATTTAGGTCATCTTCTAATTCCTTAAAAACATCAATAAATTTTTGTTCCGAACTATTCACATACCCTTCAATGAATCTTTCAGCAAACTCCAACTGTTTAGGGTCGGGCCTTTCAAGTTCTGTAGAACCACATCTTGAACACTCCTGCACTGGCATTTTGTGTGTTTTTTGACAGGTCTTACATTTTGATTCAAAGGCCTTTTGCCAAACATACCCTCTGCGAAAAACTTCTTGCTTCAATTGTGTAATACAGGTTCTTGCGATAACAGATTGTTGAACAACACTGTAAACGAGGGGAGCCGTCATCATGTATGACTGCTCACGCTCTTGAATTCCCACATTGTAGACCTTTCTATCGTAAGGTTTAGGAGTTGTTCGGCGGAACAAATTCGTGAATGAAAATCGTCGTTTTTCAGCCATGGTAAAGCCCCCTAATCAAAATGTATGGTTTCGCCTTTTTAATTGCTTTGGGCTTTACGAACCCTTTCGCCATTTTTTGTTCTTCTTCTCTTTAGTCTTGCTCGGACTCCACTTTACTTTATCAGCCCAATAAGCCGCAGACATTTTTCCACGCTTGATGTTTTTTGCATGGCGTGATTTGAATGCTCGGCGTTGTCCAGCAGTTTGATTGGTTTTAACTCCCTTTTGTCCAAACTTGATGTATTTTGCTTTCTTGCCTTCAAAAGCCATGACATGATGAGATTTTTTGGGGTCGTCTCTAAGAGCCTGTGGGTCATTAACAGTTCTAAGCCCCTTTGCCTTAGCCCTTTCTACTGCCTTTGACCTTGCGCTCTTAGGCTTCTTCTTGAGAATGTCTTGCCAACCCATCATTTCACCGCTTTTTCTTATCTCTTTTCGGTTCGTGAGTATAGAAATCTCCGTCCTCATGCTCAAAAATCATCTCTCTATCTTCCATAGACGAAAGGGTTTCTTTGAGTTTCTTTTTGTCAGCAATATCCTTTAGATTTTTCATTCCTAAAGCACCGCCTTCATCTTCAACTTCTTCAAGGATTTCCTCTTCTATGCTTTTCTTTACCTTTTTTCTTCTGCGGTTTCTAAGGATTTTAAAATCCTCTCTTGTGATTTTTTTGTCATTGTTCGCATCAATTCTTTTTTGATTACCAACCAGTTTCTTTTCAAACTGTTGCTTTTCGCAGGAAGCACATCCACATCCACCCTTTTCAGTATCAATCTTTTCTCTGTGGCTACCACAACTAGCCTTCAAAATATCTTTCCAACTCATTCTTCCTCATCCTCCGGTTCTTCACGCTTCATTTGATTCTTCTTGGACTTCTCATCTTTGGTAATTGGCCCACCCTTTGCCCATGTATAACAGGTTCTATCTTCGTGGCATTTGAAATCGTGCATCCAACAATAGCCAAGACCACCCTTAACATCCACAATAGGCATACAGTCTTTCATTCTTGGGCTGATGTCAAAGGCAATACAATTAGAACACTTTGATTTCTTAGCGGCCTCTACTGATGTATCCCAATGTTCAGCCACCTTCTCCCAATAATCAGCCGGTTCATCAATATTAAGAGGACCGTACTTGATGTCCTCATCTTTGATAGCCTCATTACGGTTTTTTGTATTAAGTTTTAAATCCTGTGTTGCTCTAGGGCAAGTCAGTTCTTTTAGTATAATCATCCAGTCTAGCATCATCTTCCTTCAACTCTCCTATACACCTTTTTAGCGGTCTTTCCTCTAGGGACATGCTGTTTTCCTTTTTTCTTTCCTTCACTTTTTTTTCTATTTTCATATGCTTTTTGGTCGGAGGTAAGAGAATCCGCTACTGCTTTAGGAGCATACCTGTCATTCTTTCCATCACCAAGAGATTGCCAATTCTCTTTGTTCCATTCTACCATGTCTTTTTGCTTATCCGTTAAGCCTTTGATAGTGTTCCACCAATCACTTTTTATTGACAAAGCCACCACCTGCCTTTTGATACCGTCTATTTAATTCTTGAGATTTACGAGCAGACCATTGACCTGCGGCAGTTCCATGAGTATTCTCACCAAGTAAAGTAGCGTGTATGCTCTCTCTTAGTTTAGGCTTAGTGTAGACGCCGGTAGGGGACTTATACTTCTTTTTCTTCTTCTTTTTCTTCTTAAGAATCTCAAACCACATATCATTCATCTCCTGTTGGGTAAACTATGCCTAACCTTCTACCGAATTCCTCATTCCAAGTGCGTATCCATGCCTTTAATTCTGCGCCTTCCGGAGAATAGCCTAGCGTTTTACCTCTAGGTGTTGTAATTAACTCCAAATGTTCTTCATCACTAAAACCATCGCCTTCGCCTAGTCCAGCATCCTTTCTCGCTCTTTCGGATTGCCAAGCCCAAGATTTGTAAGTCATGTAATCTAAAATTTCTTTTGTTTTATACCCATCTTGTTTAATAATTGTTCCAATGTTTTCCATCTCGTCCATAAGAGAGACCTTACAATTATCCCTATATTTTTGAATATCATCTCGGTAAATCCCCTCTTTGGCAAAATCATACCCTACATGGTCACGGTGATTCTCCCACTTCATCAACTTGAAAATCTCTCCACATCGTTGCTTATACCAATCAGCCTTCTTGTAGCCCTTCTTAATTCTAACCAACTCTAGCAAAAGTTTGGCATTTCCTTGCTTCATTCGGAAATGCGGAAGACACTTGGTAAGCAAATTAAAAACATCGCTTTGAGAGTAAAAGTTGAGACGATTAACAGGCCGTGTATCTTGAGGAGATTTTTGGTCAAGATGCAGTTTTCCAAATCCAATAGCCTTATGGATTTCTTGCATGAAAACCTTACCTCTATCTCCTGTAGCCACCAATCCTACTCTAGGGTTATGTTTCCTATCCATAGTGATGTATCCATCGGAATCAATGAATGCCGCAGTATAAGCCCAAATATTTTTCTTTATTTCGGAATTCACTTTGTAATATCTGCCTTCCAAAGAAATAATATCCAACCTCTTAGCCATCTTTGAGATGCTATTCCAAGAATTGTTTTCGTAAAGTGATGTAGGCATTTTATCATGCAATTCTCTAGCGCTTATCCCTTGATTTTCGCAGACTTGTTTAAGGATAAAATATTCGGTTTTCTCTTTGATACTTTTACGAAGAACCACATCGGGAATTTTCTTGACTAATTTTCTAAAATTAGATTTAGACTCTTTCATTGATTTCTGCATCTTTGCATAAACTGGCCCATAATTAACTTCTTTAGAATCAAGTTCCGATTCCCAATATTTACACAAACAATCAACGATTTCTCTTCTTTCATTTGCTTCTTTTAGAGAATGTAGTTTCTTTAAATCAGTCTCTTTGAAAGTCATTTTCTTCAAAGTTGTTTTGTAAGGATTTATCCAATAAATAGATTCAATACATTTGTCAATATGTTCCGAATACCCATCAATAAGAGCGTCAATATTCTTTGTCATCTTATCCCTATATTCTCCTTTTAATGACCTTCTTTCCTTTCTCATAGTTTTGATAACATCGGGTATTTTATGGTCATAGATTTCGTAAGTAGGCGGAAAATCAGAGATGACCTTTCTTGCTTCTGTGGCGTTAATTTTGTAAGTCCTAGACATCTCTTTTACAATCTGGTATTCGGACTTAACAACAAATTGCGATTTTAGAGATTCAAAAAGAGTCTCAATGTCGTCTTCCGAGTCTTGTCTAGCCTCGGCCTGTTCTTCTAGTAGGTCGCTAGCCTCTCGCAAGTCTTGAGCCGTTGCCATATTTAAACCTCAAAAATTCAAACCTTGTATGCCTCTTAAAGGAGAAAACGGCCTCTCATTAAATAAGCCCATATCGTCCAACAATAAGAAATTTTCACTTGCTCTTTGAGTAGCGGCATTTGCTAAAGCAAGACTCATAACCATGTCGTCATGCGCTCCAACACCCTCAAACTTACCCTTTTCGGTAATTGAAAACATAGATAATTCTTCAATGAGGGCTGTAGTGACTCTTCTACTTTCTTCATTGCCGTAAGGCAAATGAATTTTAGAATTTTCAAAATTCATTTGTAGATTTAGAATGATGTCTTGCTTCTTCTTTCTTGTTGTATTGAAATCATGCACATTGATGTCGGAGATATTCCTCAACTCTTGAGTAAATGACTTTGCGAAAGTGTTTGTTTCAAATAGAACCACTTCCGGATTGAAAATTTTACCTATCAGTCTAACCTTTTGTAGATTTTCTCTAAACTCTACATTCTTTGCTCGGTCAATGTAAACAATTGATTTATTGTCATTTTCATCAACTTCAATGACAGTGATTACATTGTAGTCCCCGTCTGTAGAAATAGCAGGGTCAATACCGGCATAATATTTACACCCTTCTCTTCTTCTAGAAGAAAGGACGAAATTCTTATTTTTAGCATTCTCAAGATATTCAGGATTAAACAGAGAGGTTCCTGTGGCAATAGGTACACACATGTATTCTCTTGTAAACTTGAGTGAACCAATTTCTGCTTTTCTATTCATCAAAGAATCGTAATCCCATCTTTCCGGCCAAAGAGGTTCGTTGAGTGCATTCAAACAAGGATACTTTCTTACAAGATATTGAGAATTTTCTTCAAGTTGGGAATAGATGTCAGTATAGGAGAAAGGCGTTCCAATAATTCGTAAAGAAGCGGTGTGGTGCAAGGCTGGAATCATATCACCAAAAAACCAATCAGTGACTTTTTGGATACCTACAAGACTGAATTCTTTCAAAGGGTCGTCAATAATAATCTCTTGAGGGTGAAGGCCACGAACCTGCGAGTTTACAGAACGGGCTACGATTGAGTTTCCGTTTGTCAAATTCATTTCTTCTACGGCCCAACCCTTTGCGCCCTTTGGTTTGAATGCCGATAGAATAGGATTGTTGAACAGTTTGTCAATTGACTTCATGTGCATGTTTGTCTGCTTTTGGTTAGAAGACATGTAGACAATTTGGTAAGGGGCGGGTTGGAAGAGTAGATTCCAAGCAACCCAAGAGTGCATAAAAACAGACTTACCGTGACCACGGCTACAAATAATGACATTACGATTGCTTTCATCCATAAGAGACAACCATTCTAGTTGATGGTCTGTCATTTGGAAACCTAGAACATGCTCAAAAAAATACGCAAATGATTTTTGGGAGAGCGACAAATCCATTTGATGCTCTAGGTTGAATTGGGTTATTTCCATTGTATCACCGGAAATTAGCCTTCACAAAGTAAACAGTTTCCTCGGTGACCCCTATGTTTTTGGCGATATTGGCGAAAGAATCTACCTCTTCAACCATCTTCACGATTTCATTCGCTACAATGTTTATCCCCATATCGTTTCGGATAAAATTAGCAACGCTTGACACATCATCAATGTCCGACAAATCCCCTCTACCGTAGTAAATCGGCATTCCTTTCAAAATTCTAAATGCATCATGCGCTTCCAAAATTTTGTTGCGAATGTCTTTGGACTTTGACAATCGGTTGAAATTGAAATCTAGTTTCTTTATTTTTCTTTCAAACGGTTTTCCTAGAGCACTTTTATTCTCTAACATGAAATCAATAACTTCTGTAAACGCCACAATATCGCTAATGTCATAATCAACATCCACTTCTTCCGGACTCACATCAAAGTCTCTTAGAATAGGCTCAATTCTTCCCTTAGCAACAGTCTTTTTATGAATGGCTCCAATGAGTTTACCGAACCCTTTCTTCATATTTTTTAAGAAGTCAGCGCCAGCCCCTCGGTAGATTTGGTTAAGACTAATAAACGCCTTATTTGCACTATTTCGTATCTTTCCGAAATCAAACTGAGTCCTCAAGGAATCCATAAAATTATTGAGGTTGTCGTATTGTTTTGAAGTAAAGGTGGCCTGTCCTCTTTTCTCTAACCTTTGGTATAGAACCGATACTGCCTTTGTAGAAGGCGAAGTTTGCTTTTCTGTTCGTGTATCTGCATAAACAGAGATAATTTTGAATGCCTTCGTTCTTCTCAAATCTCTAAATGAATGCCCTAAAGTCATAATTTTGTTTGAGATAGGGACAAATAAATAGTCATTAAGGGCGTTAATTACAGCATTTACTTTTTTTGCTTGCCCCTCTTCTAATTGTTTCCAAGACATACCTCTTGATGTAAACGAAGCAGAGTAGGTTCTTTTCTCGGCTTCACCTTTCGCCTTGTCCTTTATTTTCCTCTTGGCTTCTCCCGCAGTTCCGGTAATAGTGGTAGTAGTTTCGCCCCGCCTTCCAATTCTAAAAGCCCCAGTTTCAATAACCGTTGCCAGCCTTTCAATAAACAAAGAATAGTCGGAGTTTATGTCATCTACTAATTTTTCGCCATACTCTATTTTTCCGTCTTTTGAAGTTTCCATCAAGAAGCCTGTAGAAAATTGTGATGGTAGCATAACATTGCTATTTGTTCCTGTAAAGTCGGGAATATCGGATAAAAACTTCTTCAAATTCTTGAGGTCTATTTCATCCATGCCAAAAGTAGTAGCCAAATTATTCACTTCTTCAATGATAGATTCCTTCATTGCGCTTGAGACAAAAATTCCATTCAACATTTTAGAGATGTAATAGCGGCTAATTGGGTCAAGTTTTTCCGAAGTGAAACTAGAAAAATCATCTACTACATCTTGTATCTCTTCTTCTTCCTTGTTTGGGTCTGCTTCCAAAGCACCTTCAACAGTTGTAAGGAATTCCTCGTTATCATCTACGCTCCTACCAATCCTCTTTTGAAACGCTTCTAATAAATCCAAAGCCAAAAGTTGGTCATGTGTTTCTTTCACCGACATAGGGGCATACTCAACAATGTAGGGTTTATCTCTAATTTCTTCAAAGGCGGTTTTCAACTTACTCATTTCTTCATTCTCAGCGCCTTCGGTTAAAGCATCAACAGCAGTCACCAAATCCTTATGTTTTTTGTGGATATCAGCCCAATATGCATAGATTTTGTCTTTATTTTTCAAAACATTCTTTGAAGTAGCCCCCATAAAGGAAAGAATATCATCCCGAATTTCCAAAAAGCCATCCACTTCTTTTTGCGTAGAGGCTCCTTCTTGAATGGCTTCTTTGATTCCTTCGGCAATATTTTTAATCTTCTCACCGAATTGTGTATTGAAAAAATCTATTGTTTCTCCCGTTTTTTCATCTTGGAGCATCCTATCTCTTCTTCTTGCGAACAAAGCACCATCCATATTGGCGGCAGTAATCTCAACCATAGAAGGAACAATATCCTTTGTCCTTAACAAGTCAAGAGTGATTTTTTGACCGTTGTATGAAAGACCACGGAAAAGAGACTCAGCAATTTTATTTTCAAATACTGCTGTAACTTCTCGTCCTCCAATTTCTCCCTTACTTCTTTCGTAGTCCTGTATAATTTGTGCTAACTCTTGGTCTCTTAGCATAGCATTGAGATGTCCACGAACATCTTTGCCAACCAAAGATTCTTTGAAATTCATTTGTTCTGCTTTTTCTTCAAGACCGGATAGAACAGATTCACGAATGGCCTTTCTTAATCTTCGTAGGCTAGGGCTCTCTTTGTAGGCTTGGTAGGCTTCTTCTGTAAGTGCAGAAACCAAGTCCTTTTCAGTCAATCCTAGTTGAGCAAAGTCTTCTTCACTTATCTTCATTTTTCTACTCTCCTTGGGACTCGGTGATTAAATCGTAATAGCCTAACTCTTTAAAAATTTGGGGGAATTCCTTTTCGTATTTTTCCCTTTTTTCTATAATCTCATTCAGTTTTGCTAAGACCGCTTCATCAAAGTCGTTCTTAAATCTCATAGAAGTTTCCAACAACTTCTTTCCAAACTCTTCATTGATGAACTGCTGGTCTCCTTCTTCGGTTAAAAGAGGCTCCAAATCCTCATAGGTGACTCCTATTTTGTAAAGAGTTTCAATGCCTAATTTAGCACCTGCTTCTCCTTCCTTTGTCGGTAAAAAATATTCATTGGTAGTTTGTAGAGAGGTTGAAATCGGAATTGATTTGACATCTTGTTCAATTTCGCTTTGAGTGTAGTTCAAACTGTCTACATCAATTTCCTTTCTAAACGCCCCTAAGTCGCTCAAATTATCAAGAAGAACAACATTGTTTCGTTCATCTTCTTTGTAAGGTATCTCGTCTTCTTCTAAAATTTCTATTGCACTCCGATATGACTCGTCATCAAGAAATGCAAAAAATCGGTCTCTTAGACCTCTACCTAATTCTCCGGCAAAATAAGAAAGAATGTCTTCATCGCTTACTTTGGTAGTCCCTCTCAGCAATCCCTCTAGATAAGACCGTCCCTCTTCAAAGAACTGGCGAAGGTAGGTGTTCATAATATAGCCCCTCTTGCTCTTGCTGAAAATTATCGTGTTGGGTTTAGTCATGTCTCTTCCAGCAATTTTAGGAACGAGTGTTTTGATAATTGAAGTAGGGATAGATTTTACCGAGGAGGTTCTTTTTGGTCCCTGCATATAGCCCGTTCTTTGTTGAGATTTTTCATTCGCCAAGAATTTGATGTAGTTTACTGTAGTCTCGCTGTCATTGACAATTTGATACTCTCTGCGAGAAGTTGCTCCCTCTGCTGAAACCTTATCTGTAAACGAATCCTTTCTTGGTTTAGGCAATTCTAGATTTTCCCAAAGGTCGGGATAGATAACAGAAACAAATTTTCTGTCTGTCGGTGTATCAATCCCAAGTTTACGATACTGACCCCCAACATCCAATTCGTCTATGGGGAAGAAGGCAATTTTTCTTGCTACTGAACCTTCGGATTCGTAGGCCAATACAAGGAGAGCAGAATGCAATTGTCCTGTAGCGTTTAACTCTGTTAGGAACTTCTCTTTATCATCAAGTTCACCAATGCCCTCTAAGGGAGAATAAATGCTGTTGAAAGCATCCTTCAACTCTTCTTTGGAAACTTGAGAACCATCCTTTTTCTTGGTTCTTTCGTAGTTTACTCTACCCTTGATTGTCTTAAACAAAAGACCTGCCATGCGCTCTTTCTTTGTGGAATCAGTTTCCTCTACAAATGCTGAAATCAATTCCGATATGTTCATGTCCTCTACGGGCTTATCAATTCCTTGTGCAACAAACGCTAACAGAACCGACAATTCTCTAATAATCGTTGAAGTCTGTTTATCTAAACTTTGAAACATGGAGTCCGATTCAATCTGCTCCTTGTAATCCCTTCTCAACAGCCCCTTAATGTCAGCCCTTGTCAAATTCTTGAAAGGAGAAATAATTCGTTGAAAGGTTTGAAATCCTTTCTCTCTATTTTGAAAAGCATCTATGAAGTCCTTTGCTCCATCTTCACCATACCGAATAAGAGTGTATAACACTCGTATGGGAGTCATGCCTTTGGTGAACATTATTTTCTCACCTTACTGCTCCGGCAATAATTCATAATTTAATGCAAATACTGGTGTAATTCGGTGAACCGTTTCTTTTTCAGTTGGTCTGTAATCAAGCACCTCATCGTCCTCGTTTTCCATTAATAATTGAGTATTCTTTATGGCCGCATCAAGATTTGGATTTTCCCCTTCTTTACCTTGCGCTTCTTTCAATTTGTCAATAGATGCCTGTAATTGTTCTCGCATGGTTAGAGATTCTTTCTCTTCGGGCTGGCTCACCAATTCAATTTCTCCATTATTGTAGAGCCTGTTAAAAACATAATTTTTCCCATTTACTTTGTTGCGATAAACTCGCCCTACATTTTTCTTATCAAATAGATACCGTCCTCTTTCTTCTTGTTCTTCTACTGTAACATATGCACCATCTCTTGGGACATAACGAGGAAAATCATCATCTTCATCCTCTTTGATAATATTTTTCCAACTCATAGCAACCCCCCCTAATAAGACCGCCGATGTTCCAACTTATCCGGATACTTTTCCTCAAGGTATCTCTCAATGTCCCTACGGCCAACTGAACCTTTGACAAACCCAAGTTTCTTCAACAAGTGTTGCATAACCTTTCGGACTGTTATTGAATCTTGAGAAGAAACATATGCATCAGTTTCCGACTTCTGTTCCGAAGTCAAATCCTTTTTTAGAATATTTTTCCAACTCACTGTAATCTCTCCTATTCCCACGCCGATTCAGTAGGGGTTTGTCCACCACGAACAGAAATGAATTCCTTTCTTTTGTCGTAAGTCCCGACTCTTTTCAATTCCGTAGCAATTGATTCTTTGGTATAAGGGCCTCTTCCATCAACATATCCCATAGTTTTCTTTTCGTTTGTCCAAACGATTTCGGGGTAGTCCTCTTTTACAATATCTTTCCAACTCACTGTAATCTCTCCTAGTCTAAAATAATCCTGTTTAAGTAAGCGTGAATATTTTTGTGTAAGCCTAAGCCCTCAACATCTTTTACCATGCCTTGCATATCCGTCCAAAGTTTTTCTGCTTTTTCTATTTGTTGAGACTCAAGGGAACCCATTAACTCTTCCATTTTTTTAAAATAATCATTAAATAAATCCATATTAGCGTTTAGAGAATCTTTCATTCGAGATATTTCATCTTGTTTCAATATTTTTTTCCAACTCATTGTAATCTCTCCTGCATTTTCTTCTTAACATCAAGCCAAACTTCCGGATGACCCTGCGCTAAAACCTCTTGAACAATTTGCATCTGTGCAATGATAATCGTATCCTGCCTCTTATGCACAAGTTTGCCCTTGAATTCCATCATGTATTTCAACGACTCACGGATTTCTCTAGCCAACTTAACCAAAGCATCTAACTCCTTAGCATCCAAATCATCCCGTGAAGCAATCTCTGTGAGTTTATCATCCAGCACCGTAAGGTTGTTTGCCAACATATCCACCTCATTGACTTCCTTCTTGGCAATAATTGTAGCCGCAGACTCTTGAACAAGAGGAGCAAGATGATGTTTCATGTGGCGCTGAATCTGCTCCTTAGAAGTTTCCAAAATATCTGCAACGATTTGAGTCTCAAGTCTGCCTTCACTCAGCCCTGTTTCATACTGCTTTCGCATAGGGTCGGTGCAGAGTTTACATTTAGGATTACTACTGCTCACATAGTCGCCCATGTGGTTTCGTTGGTGTTGGGCGGCAGTTCCACTACGCCAGCCTTCTCTTTGGTCTAAATCATCACAAGCGATAAGGCACTCTTCCAACTCCTTTTCTAGAGCATCAACATTTTCATGTTGGCAGAAAGAGCAACTTTTTCTTCTCATGCTATTTCCTCACTCGTATTCAATATCAATTCTTTTATACTGATTTCTCTTTAACCAATCCTCTACCCAATCGTGAACATCCTCTCGGCTCTTATCGGTAAATGTAGCGATTTCGGGGCCTTCTCCCCCATCACCATATCCCCATCCAACAGCAATCTCTTTTTGATTAAATTCATTTTCATAAGGCTGGCTTATGACAATGTATTCCTTTTCGCTCTTCAAAATTTTCTTCCACATATCAAACCCTCACAATATCAACCCAAGACTTCACAATGTCTCGTTCCTTGACACCTCTAGAAGTAGACATCCAAGTCTCAATAACCTTCTTTGTATTGGCCGGACTCATGTTTACTTCAAAAGCCTCAAACTCGCCAGCAACACCTTGAGTCTTGGAATAAGCCGCAACGAAAGCCTTCTCTTTATCCCCTTCAATCTTGAACGGAACATTGTTCATCTTGCTCTGCACTTGCTTAACGCTAATGTTTCCATCCACTAAAGAAGAACGAACAGCACCAGCCAACTTACTTCTAAACGATGGAACATTGACCAACGCTACAGGAGAACGACCCGTCTTAACTTCAAGAATATAACCGATATTGTTAATTTCCTTAATGGCAACCTCAATAATTTCTTTTAGGCTTAGACCAGCCCCAAATAAAGGCCCACCAAAAATGGCTTGCTTAATCGGAGGATTTCCCTCACCTGCTGTCTGACTAAGCCATCCTTTTGCGGCACTAGCCTTCGGGCTTCCTGTTCCTCCCCAACCTTTTGCTTCAAAATATTCGTCAATATAGTGACCATAAATAGTGATTGACTCTGCATCGGGGATGACCTTACCACTTCTTGTTGGGTAAGTGGTGAAAGGAATCATAGCAGGGTCAAGGTCTCCACCGCTATCATACACCGATAAATCATCTAGAATATCCTCAAAATCTTCAACATCTTTTTCGTAGTAAATTCCATTGAGACGATTATTGAGAATTTCATTAATCTTATCTATTGTGACACCCATCCCCGAAAGACCAGTATTAGGAGAATTAGCCCTAGACGCTTTTTTAGAAGGTTCTCCGTGTTTTTTTAGCCAAGCCAATAAAGACACCTTACCACCAATTTTACTCGGCCCAAGATTCCTACATTGATTCTCCCATTTTTTGTATTTTTCGGGAAAACTGATTGTACCTCTTCTTTCTAGAGTAGCATCTCCAACCTTAGCGGTGACCTTCTGCACTTTCTTTGCCATACTTCCTCACCTATTATCTAATTGGAATTGCATTTCTCTTAACATATCCGGAGTGCAATCGTGGTTGGCAAATCTTCTTGTTGAACGCCATGTTCATGTGTCCCTAACTCTTTCCTTTTTTTAATGGCGTTTCTCCAACTCATTCTCACTCCTCCTTCTTTTTCTTACGCTTACGGCGCTTTCCGTAAGTCGGCTTAAAGAGATGTGAATGGGCAACACTTGAAGTAGTTATCGCTCCCGCTACCTTTTCGGTCTCTTCCTCTTTCTTCAATTGTTGAAACCAAGATTTCTTCATGCCTTCGCAACGCTCTAAATCATCAAGGATTTCTCCCGCTCTAATAACAAAAGGATTTATCTTTTTATTTTGAGGATTAGGAATTGTTTTACCATACTTCTTTCTCTTTGATATTTGCATCAAATACTCTTTGACCAAATCACAAGAAGGATTGTTCTTTAACATATTTAATGCGCCTTCAAACGGCGGTCTAGGCTCCCCTTTCTTATATTTAGCAAGAATATCCTCCAATAATTCAATCGTTTCGCCATGTGCCTTCCTACAACAAAAATCCTTGAAAGAATCTTCATCCACTTGAGCAACATCGTCTCGCTCGGCTACAACCTCTCGCATTTCCGGCTTACCTTCCGAAAAAGAATCTATCAATTCTTGCCTGTTTTTTACTTTCATAGTCATACCTCACAAAACCGGATACCTAAATCCAATCAATCCTGTAGAAAACATACCATCGTAGTCCTTTTTCTTCATAAAATCGCTAACATCATCATAAGATTGTATCTCTTTACCTCCGCCACGCCGAACCATTGTTCTCGTAACAGAAATAGACCTATCATCTAAAGGATTCAAAAGCGTAACTCTCGGTTTTCCCTTCGTGTAATCATTTCTAGATGACATAACTTGCGAATAGTAGCCCTTTCCTTGCTCATCCGGAACAGTATACGAATTACCAACAAAGAAAAAGTCACCAAAATCGCTAAATGAAGTGTAAGCAACCAATTTTTCGCCTTCTTTCTTGACAACAAGCGTTAATGGCGTAATAATTGAAGGATAACCCTTCTCAACAGCCGATTTTGCACCCTCCATGCGGCTCAAAACACTACTTTCGGCCATCAATTCAACCGATTTTAGAATGTCAAACCACATTTATAGTCACTCCACTATTTTGTAAATTGTTTGATTATGAATATCAGTCTTTTTCGTAATTTTTGGCTCATTGATTAAATATTTTCTAATTTTTGACTTAGTAACCCGCTTCATTCCCCGATTTGTTAAGCCTTCAACAATACCTTTTAGCGAAATCTCCGAACCACCAGTCAAAATATCAAAAATTAACCTTTTTTGACGAGAGGTGATACCATCTCTTGCTAACTCGGCTCGCCAATCGGACATTTTATCACAGTCTCAAACCTAGTTTCGCTCAAAATACTGAACATAGCCTCTCATAGCCATTTCTAATTGATGCAACAATGGGATTAATTCACTAACAGAAATGTCAATTGGTTTACCATTAGGGCCGACATTTTCATTGTAAATCCTAAGTGCCGATTCTAAAATATTAGGCCCCATTCTTTGCAGGTCTTTGTGTAGGCTTGAGAATTGTTCAGCAATTTTAGCATCTACAAGTCTGCTTGGGGCAAGCAAATTTGTAGTAGTAATCTCTACATCGTCCTCTTTATCTACAAATCTTATGTTTTTCCTAATCTCGTCTTTCCACATAATATCACTCCCAATTTTATTCTAATCCGGCGGCTTCTAAGAACAATTCTCTTAGGGTTTGTCTAAATTCTAAGAGCCTATCTTTATCTACTTTAAGGGAATTCCTAGCAAGTTCTGCTTCAATTCTGCTTATAATAGTTTCAGCAAAATCCATAGCGTCCATTCTAGTTTGCTGTTCATCTGACCTTTGTTTCTTAATTTCATCTTTCCACATAATCTCACATCCTCTTTCACGAAGGAAAACTCTCCATAGCACTAACGGCCATACCTAGTCCCTTTACAGCCTTCTCAATTTCTTTCAATGAATACTTTGGAAAACCTCGTTGAAAGTCGGGGCTACTCAAAATGTTCTGCATTTTAGATAGTTCTTCCGCCATACTATACATTTCTTGTATTTTTTCTCCAACTTTCCCCTCAACTGCTTCTTCCGTCATAAAGAAGTCGGCTTCATTATATTCCTGCTTTTTAATCTCATCTTTCCACATAATATCACCTAAATTTCTCAAAATTTGGCTCGGAATTTTATTCGTAAATATCATCCATAAGTTTTGTAAGTTTATTAAACAGTTGAGTCATTTCAGAAAAGGCTTCTTGTTCATATTCACTTAAATATTCGGCCCTTGATAGTTTATACACAAATGCTCGGTAGTCGTCAATATCCTCTTTTAATTGGTCAATTTTTTCACCAACATCTCTCGGAGCATCGGACAGATATTTTAAGATTTTTTCCCACATAACAATCACTTTTTCTCAAAATTTGGCTCGGAATTTTTTTGCCAATTCCCGCATATTTTTCACCGCTTCATCTAAAGAAGGTCTTGTTCTTCTAGAATCTAAAGTATCTCCCTCAATTTCAATAGCCTCCATTATAAAATCGGCTTTTGCCTCTAGTAAATCAGCGAGGTTGTCAAAAAGAAGCCCGATAGGTCTTTCCAAACCGCTATCAGTTTTTCTCCTAACCACTTCTAAATCCTCCACCATAGATAAGGAATTAGCAACCCTCCCCGCAATCTCTCTTATTTCTTTATTAAATCTCTCATTAGCCACCCGTGATTTCTCATTACGCTCATCACCTACGGGAAAGCCATACTCGCCAAATTCCTTCAACACAGTTTCCCAACTCATTTTGCTCACCTAAAAATATTTCAAAAATCACTCGGAATTTTTACGAAGAAATCACACTCTCTACAGGATTAACATTCCCCAACAACTCTCCGCCAAATATCTTATAGAAGATTGAGCCTAGCAGTTTTCCGTCTTTAGATACTGAAACACCATCAGGGCTTTCTCCCTTATTAGAATCTATATATTCAACTTGAAAACCTTCACGCTCAAAATTTTCTGCTATGTCAAATATGCCAATTGCTCCAACAGACATTTTCTTACCCAATTGAGCAAGAGATTCTTTGGAGAATTCCTCGTCTTGTTTTAGAACGGTTCTCCAATTCACAATATCACCCTAAAAATATTCAAAAAATTTCTCGGAATTTTTTTACCACTATGCCGCCTTTTTTTCTACTATTTATTGTATTTACAGGATAAAAATGCTACTAGTTATTGAAGTATTGACTTAAGTTCTGTTGTTCTTTACTTTGTCTTTGTGTATCTAGTGTTCTATTAATTTCTATTCTTAGCAGTTGTAATTGTTTTACTATTTGTTGTAATTTGGCGTTATCCGTCTTGCTAAGTTTGCTACTATTGTATTTATCTAAAATATATTTTAGGTCTTGATGTATTTCATTAAAGAGATTGTAGATGTTATCTTGAGATGTCATGGCGAGACTTGTTCAATGGCAGGGGTGATAACTACTTAACATAATCGGAGTGTAATGTGTTGCGAAGTTGGTGCCGTATTACTACTGCTAACCTTAAAAAACCTTAATTTTACTACAAAAACACGCATATTATAACAATTATAGTGTTTAGAAAGCATATAATAGTATTACTAAAATTAAAAAATTTGAGTGCAAAGCATATGGTTGTAAACTTTGAGTTAGGCCCCGAAGGGCGCTAGACAGGGCTCTGCTCCCCATCCCAAGGGTGAGAGTTGAGCATTAATTGACCCTTAACCGTCTTGATTTCAACGCCAAGGAGGGCGTTAAGGCGGCTCTTGGTGGTCTGCGTAGGCCAACCGGCAGTTTGAACGAAACGCCCATGGTCACCATCCCAAGCGATGAGGTTGCCATGAAGAAAAAGTTGAACCTCTTCGTGCCTGTAAGGTTGTTGAAACTCAATAACCTTAACTTGTGTATTACCTCGGTTGAAGGGTTGGCGATACTCAAAGGCTCGGGCGGCGTCTTGCGAAATCTTAGACATGCCCTAGCATCTACACTATTTTGATAGGGTACACCTCAAAGTTGATGTTACCATATGGTTTGACTTTGACAATACCCCGTTGGAGCCCAGTAGTTTTACCCTTCCTACTGGACTCCCATATATCCCTACATTCCCTGTCTTTTGGGTCATGCTATCGTGCCGAGGGTCGCACGGATAACGGGCTGTTGTTTTCTGCTTACACCTTTTGTTCCGTAGAAGAACGGTTTTGCTTACAGGTCGTGCAAGACTTTAGTGAATACCTATGTCCAAACTCGGAACATACCTTGGTAACGCTTTTGGTAATTAATTCTCTTGGCGTATATTCGCTCATGCTTGTCTCCTCCACCGCATTTTTCTTGTTTCGCTTGTAGGGTCGCAAAAGGGACACATACATTGGTTTGGTAGGTTGCGTTTGTAGTAGTCTTGACGGTTGCATGACTCGTCGGGTATGGTTGGTTCTATTCCACTTTGTAGGTGGAAGAGTGAACGGAGATTAATCGTCTTAGCATATTTCATGTTCTTCTCTCCTTGTTTGTGATATGTTGAATCGGTCCCCTAACTTCTCGTCCTCTTGCTCGGCTCACATCGTATTACTTTCCGCCACAGGGACATAGACTCTGTAACCTCTCTCTAGAACGGGGCCAAAGTGTTGTGCTATTGTGCGAGTTAATGCGTGGTTTTTGCGTCCTCATACGGTCTGTATCATTGGGGTCTTTTCGCAGGGCTTACCTAGGCTACTCCGGAGCGGCGCTGCTACAGCCCCACCTAGTGTTTAGGATTGATAGGGTACTCTCCAAAGCATTCATACCATATGGTTGTGGCACTTTGGGCAACAACCCTATGAAAGGTTCCGGTGTTGTAGGTTAGTCTAGTGGGATACTATGCTAGGAGTGAGAAACATGAACAATTTAGAAAGAATACAAAACCGACTAGGGCGACTCATCGCCCAACTTGAAGCCGAAGGAAAAGATGCCAATCAGCGAGTTAAATTTGCTGTTGAGGACTGTCTTATTCCCGACATTGATGACAAACTCCGTGAGGACTTGTATCGGTCATGCCGAGCGCAAGCCACCCTTCACGGATACGAACCTTATCTCCCCAAGTCCGGAGAGCGTGGAGGTTCTTCCGCCATCCAACCAACCCTTGATTCCGCTAAGAACGCTCTTGTAGCGTTTGTTGCTGGCGGTATCCAAGCCAGCCCCGATGTTTTGGCTTTCTTGTTCCGTAAGAAGAACAAGGAGGGACTGGTCTACTACACAGAGGATACATTGGCAGATTTCCTGTTCAAATCCTCTAACCGGCGACTTGAAGATGACTACAAGGACAAGAAGTGGGACGGGTCTCTTGACTCTCTTATGGAAAAATATCGTTCTTCCTTGGAAGAAACCCAACAGGAGGACGCTTGAGAGGTTTAACCTCTCATATGGGCTAAAGTATCCCACTAGGCCCCCTTAGCCGCCCGTTATGGGCGGTTTAAGGTGTGCGTCAAAGTGCAACCATATGGTCATAGGGTTGGCTTGTAAGGCGTATGGGAATGGCCCCGAAGGGCGTTAGACGGGGCAGTCCCCCACCCATTCCTTGACTTGGTCTACTAAGAGGTCATATTTTTCGACTTGACGGCCAACCCTGAGCATGACTTTCTTCATGTTGTCCGAGAGGGAATCCCATTCTTCACGGTCAAGTTTCCACCTCTTGATGAATTCGTGTTCAAATGCGAAGAGGGCGACTTCGGGTTCTAGAACCAACCTCTCGTGCATGTAGTCGCTTGGGTCAATGTCTCCGTCAAGGAATTGCTGATGCAACTCGTCTAACTGCTTCTTGCGGGCTTCGTAGGCTTCCGTATAGGTCGTCATACCCTGCCTTTACAGGCCGCTATAGGGTATGCCTCTCAAAGTTTCTTCAAACCATATGGTAGCACTTTGGGGTTCCCCAAAGGGAACACTAGGTCCCTAAGGGGGGAGTTAGGCTCCTCTTACGATAATATGGCACTCTAAATTAGGGAATCTTTCTTCAAGATTCTTACAGAACACTTCTGCTGCGTCAAAGTTGTTAAAACTTAGACCCTTTCCATTAGAACCAAATACCCTTCTAATCCCAAGACCACTACCTCTTAGGCTTGAATAGACCCAATAAACTAGACTAGTCACTTTCCTTCCTCCTTATCCGTCGTATCAATTGAGACAACTCCAGTGAAATATGTCCATGTCTTTACAGGATATCGTCGTCCTGTCTTAACACAAACCACTTCTCGTACATTGTATGACTTACGCACTTCTTCAATCATCTGCTCAACTTCTTCCTCGGTGTAATCGCTCATTCAATCATCTCCACTATCTTCATGTTCAATAATTCATAAACATCAATGTCTTCTAGGTCAAAATCTATGTTTTCATCTTTCCAATGTTGTTTAATGAAACCCATAATATCGTCGCACCATTTATTTCCCTCCATTAGAAAGTCTACTACATCGGAAAAGGACCAACCTACAGTCCTAGTTTCAAAAACTTCCCATTTCATGTTCTCCACTCCAAATCGTAGCCATCAAACCAATTATGCCCGCTAGTAGCGGGGTCATTACAGTGCGCCCTCGCTTCTTCCAATGTAAGGCCTCGCTTGATTACTCTCCTTGTGCTGTAGTTTCCGTTGTTTCTAAATCTAATAATTTTGTAGGTTTTCATTCAATCAACTCCTTCTTCTCAGCGCAGGGAATACAAATGTCGTCGTCCCAAAAGTCGTCGGCAAAGCACGCTTGCGAATCTGCCTTACAGTGGTTACAAATCATTCTTTCACCGCCATAGTCAAGTCATTGGGGTTGTTTAAACGGTGACGGCGATGCCTTTCGGTCAAGGTCAATCGTTCTACTTTCCTCATGGGTCGTCCTTGATAGGCTCTACTTGTGTTTCTCATTCGTCTCCCTCCGTGATTTGCTCAATGGATGTAATTATTACCTTTGCTCCGTGTTCTGCCCAAATTTTAAGCATATTAGGAAATGTGAATAGCGTGGGAGTTATCGTTGATTCCGTGGCTAACTTTCCATCGCTCATAATGTGATGGTAGGTAATCTTGTATTTATCAAAGATGCTATCGGGCATCCAATTTTCGTTTTTTGTAAGTGTTCCTTCTGTGTTCGTCATTTTTATTGTCTCCTGTTCTTTTCCTGTTGTTTTTGTGGGGTAGTTGTATTTGGAAGAGATTGTGGTAGGAAATCCCATATGTCTAGATATGGGTTCTCCTTCCTCACTCTTCCTCACGCTCACTCTCCGACCCCTTGATTTGCTTTCGTTTGCCAATAATATATGTGGTGAATGTAATCTTATTCTTGAAGGTGATAGTCATCCCAAAAGAACAATTCTCTGCCGTCCAGTTTCCTTCCAGTAGAGATATCTCATTGTCTAATCTTTCTAAATCATTCAAGAACATAGACTCATCCTTGTATGTCCAAACTCTTCTTATGGATGGATTGCATCCAGCATGGAGAGTGTATTCTTCGGTAAAGGCTCCGGTTAGCGATTCCATTAGGGGGTGCATACCCAGTTGAATGCTTAGGCTTGAATAGGGTTCGTCCCAAAGTGTCAAACCATATGGTTGAGCATGCACTTTGAAACAGGAGCACCCCACCCCGACGGGGTGGGAAGGAGAAGAGGCCCCCCGACACGGTGGGACAATCAGCCTTCAACCTCCGAGTTTCCGCCCTCGTTCGGAGTGGGTTTGTAAGGGCGGGCTTCGTGGGCCTTGTTCTTCAAGCCATCAGCCAATTGACCAAGAGAGAACGGGATAAGGGTGTTGTCGTCGTTCTTCTTTGCTCGCATACCGAAGCCAACCTCAACGAGGAGGTTAGCAAGGTCGGAATTGTTGGCAATGATTTCATCTACCTGTCGGTCTACGCTCTCAAAGTGGGCCTGTCGTGCAGGGTCGGTTTTTCGCACTCGCTCCGGCATTGAGGTTTTGTGTGCCTCGCTACCGTGAAGTTTCACTTGAGTTTTGACACCGATTAGAAGGGCCTCCATCATTTTGGAGTCTTCTTCATTCTCGATGGCTGTCATCAAGTCTTCAACCGCCATTTCAATGCGGGGTTGGGGCTCAACCTTGAGAAGGTCGGGCAGGTTCCCAAGACGCTTTTGGTAGCGGTCGTAATCCACCCCTTGAGGGGCTTCGCTTGTTTCGGTTTTGGCTTTCTTTGCTGGCATGGTTATTCACCTCTGCTTTGTGTCCTTGTGTCGGGGGACTTGCCCTACTAGCCAAGCAGGGTATTGTTCCTACATCTTCAAAGTGTCTTCCGTTCAATACCAAGAACCATTATCCTTGTTTCCTCTAAAACCCGTCTATTATTTTACTTATTTTTGGTGTTATTTGATGATATTATGTTCCAATTGGTCTTATATGATATAATATATATGAACATTTTCGTTTTTCTACCGTGTTTCTACCCCGAAAGTAGAAATGGAATGTTGGAAATTGAATCATTTTCAATGATTTTATATTATAATTCTATTATTATACTTATTATACATACATACATACTCTCCGGCGGGAACGAGAGGGGGGAGAGGGGGGGAGAGAAATAGAGAGGGGGGTAGAAAAAGTAGAAAAAGTAGAAACAAGGGGACTGCGAGGCTGTCGCTTGTAGAAAGTGTGTAGAAACTAGTTGTAGAAATACAAACAGAAGCGTATTTATCTAATGCTTAGGTTAGTATTGTTTTCTTTAACAGGGGTGGTGAGAAAACTATTACTGCTTATGCCACATTTGAGGGAGGAGCATATAAAGGCGGCGTGGGAGGCGGGGCATCACCGGCGACGGGCGAGCCGCCTCACCGGAGACTCATGGAGTTGTAGGAAATGAACAGACACGAAAGGATTCTTAATAGAATCAAAGAATTAGCAGAAGAAGTGAAGAACGAACCCTTCACCAAGACGGAAAATAGTGGTAGTCGTGTAGGGTGGATTAGCGGTGAAGCACTACTCGCTTGGATTGCAGAATACGAATCCATCTATACGGAGTGATTTGAATGCTAAAAGGAACACAAGAACAAGACTTAATTTGGAATGAAATGGAACACGGCAAAAACCACATGGTTATCAAAGCCGGTGCTGGAACTGGAAAGACCTTCACTATCGTTGAAGGTTCTAACTTGATGGAAGGCGAGAAGGCTTTCCTCTGCTTCAATAAAAGCATCGCCCGTGAATTAGAGAAGCGTCTTCCCGAAGATGTGTATGCCGCAACATTCCATTCAATGGGACTTCGTGCTATCAAACAACAAGGATGGTGCAAAGTAGACAAGAGCAAAACCTACAAAATTGTAGAGCGGGTTTTGGGCAAGGATTATTTCGCAGTGCCACTTGTAAAGTTGGTTGGATTGATGAAGGGTTCAATGGTTGATGCCAAAGACCGCCGTTCAATTGCTAGACTTGTGGATGAATATCACATTACTTTCAACTCGGATAACGATGAAGTGTTGGCTTTTGACAATCTTCCTCGTATTATGGAATTGTGCAAGGACATGAAAACTGTTGATTTTGACGACATGATTTGGTGTCCTATTGTAAACAACATTCCATTGCAGAAATACGATGTTCTGTTTGTAGATGAAGCACAGGATTTCAATGAAGCCCAAAGGCAACTGATTTACCGAAGTGTTGAACCCGAAGGCCGTTGTATTGTTGTTGGAGACCCCAACCAAGCAATCTACGGATTCCGTGGTGCTGATTCTTCTAGTATGGATATGTTTGTGGACCTTCTCAAAACTACAAATAGAGAAGTAAGTATTTTCCCACTAACTTTGACTTGGCGTTGTCCTGTCAATGTAGTGAAGGAGGCTAATCGTTATGTTTCTAACTTCCATTGTCGTGAGGATGCTGATTTGGGTTCGGTCAAGGAGAATGCTCCCTTGAATCCAGTTAAGGATGATATTGTTCTTTGTCGCTACAATGCGCCTCTCGCTACAGCGTTCTATAGTTTATTGGCTGATGGAAAGTCTGCCTACATTCTAGGAAAGGACATGACGAAAGGCCTTGTCAATTATGTGAACAAGGTTGCTCGCAAAAAGAAGGGAATGGCAAGTGGTGAGTTTCTAACTTTGCTAAGTGCAGACTTCTCCAAAAACTATAACCGTTTGGTTGCTGCGGAAAAGCAGAATCAAGCAAATGCTCTTGAAGATAAATTCAATTGTGTGAGTATCTTTGCTACCAAGGCTGATACTGTTCAAGGAATTATTGATGAAATCAACAGAGTGTTTTCTTCGGATGGCAAGGGTGAAATCATGTTGTCTACGATTCACAAGGCGAAAGGTCTTGAGGCTGACAATGTGTTCATTCTTGCTACTGAGAGAATGCCCCATCCAAAGGCGATAAACCCGCAAGAAGAGCGAAACATTTGCTATGTGGGCATCACACGGGCCAAGAAGAATTTGTTCTATTGTGGCCCTGCTCCACGAAGTTGATACTCCATCTATGATGGTCGGGTTTACCAGTAATGAAGAGAGAAGGCTCCTTCGGTGAAGGGGGTTCGTTCTACCTCCATCTCTTCCCCCGATTGTCATATTTGTCTATACTATACCATTGCCTTCGGGTTATGGCGATGTAGCCCATTTGGATGGAATCTACAATGGAGAAATACGAATGAAAATGAGAGATATCATACAAAGGGATTCGTATAGGTTTTTCAAAAAGGAATATCTTGAAAGACCTTACGAATTAGAAAAAAAGCGTAGAGAAATCTACAAAGAATTGAGAAGTTTAGGAACGCCTTCTTACAAAGCGTTTCAGTTATCACAACAGAGGATGAAAATATGAATGAAGAAGAAATTATTGAATTGACGATTATAGCCGATGTTCACATGTCTTGCGTGTGGGCTAACGACGGAGAACCGATTTGGCCTTTAGGCGGATTGAACCATGTTATGGGAGTTGATGTTTGATGAATATTTTCGCACTATCCCGTTCTCCTGTAGAATCTGCTCATCAAATGATAGACAAACATGTAGTGAAAATGCCCACGGAAAGTTGTCAAATGTTGCACACAAATTGTCTATACTTCTTGTTTTGGGAGTCTCATGGACGAGAACCTTCTCTCAAAGAATTGAAAGAATTTCACAAAGAATCTCACTTCAATTACTTGATGAAGCCAGCCATGCTCAATCATCCTAGCACAATTTGGGCTAGAAAGACAAAGGCTAATTTCATGTGGCTCTACAACCACGCTCTTGCATTGTGTGAAGAATATACCTATCGCTACAAAAAGAAACATGGAACAGAAAAGAGAATTCTAGATTCGTTTACCTTTTCATACGATGAAGAGGACTTGACTCCTGTTTCTATCGCTATGGCAGACGAATACCGTTTGCCCGAAGAAAAGCATACTTGGGATTTTGTTATCCGTTCCTACCGACATTATTACCGTGAAGGTAAGTGGAGTTTTGCTTACTGGCTACGAAGAGATAACCCCGAATGGTTTCCAGTCTCATTTATTGTAAACAAAATACGAGGTGAATAAAAATGAATGACACAAACAAACACAAAGGAATTACGCAAGACGAAGCATTGAAAGTTTGGGAAACAAAAGGCATACCTATGGGTAAATGTGATTATTGTCTAAACTTCTTTCCTATGACTCACCTCAATGAATTGAGAGCGCAAAGGCACATCATGTTTCAAGACGAGATTTGTGTTAAGTGCTTTGAAGAAAAGAAAAGAACAGGTGGCTACACCAAAGAACAATTGAAACTATGGGGTGAACAAGAATGATTGACATAGAAAAATATACAGGACACTTAGCAAACGAAGGACAGACTTGGCGAAAGTCAAAGTGGATGCTCAAGAATGCTAAAACGATTGAGCAACATAAGGCCACCAGCGCACTATTGGAAGACGCACCGCTTCTCCTTGAGGAGGTCAAGCGGTTGCGTGAAGAACTTGACAGGGCAGAGAAAGAATGTGGCGCATTGTGGAGTATTACGGATTGTTGGTCTATGTGTATGGATGACTATTCCATGCACGACCAATACGAAGACCTTGACGAGCGTTATGCTCACGCAGACTGGGGAATTATTCTCAAAGAATTATACACATACACAGAAGAAGATGGATGGCAACCGAAGGAGATGATTGAATGAACGAAAAATGTTGCCAATGTAGCCATTGTGATGGGAGCGGTTTCATGGAAGTTATTGATAATACACATGATGTTGTTTACAAAGAGCCATGTTATTGCACCCTTCAACACGAAAGGGAGACAGAAACTCTAACAAAGGATATAGCAGCCCTCTTTCTTGAAAAGAGCAACTTTGAAAAAATTGCCTTGACTCTCGCTAGTGCGATTGTTGATAAACACAAAGATGATGACTATTCCTTCTTTCAATTACAGAGCCTATGCACTCAAAAAAATGATGCTTGGATTCTCAATTGGATAAACTAAATACTTGATAGTATGGATGTGATAACATGGGAAAGAGTCACATATCAATGATTGAAGATGCTTTTGAAGAGTTAGGCAATACTTTAACTTTGAATGAGATTTATGATTTCGTAGACAACCGTTGGAATAAATCACCCAACAAGAGTAAGATTAGAAGTCTTCTATCAAAGCGTCCTCAATTTGTTTCAGTAGAAACAACTCTTGTCTCCAACCAACGGGGACATAAATTCCAAGCAAATGTTTGGGAGAAAATATAGGGTGTATGGTGTAATGGATAGCATTCGGGCCTTCTAAGCCTGAGATGGGGGTTCAATTCCCTCTATGCCCGCCATTCAAGTCGGGGTGGCTGAGTTAGGTTAAAAGCGCAGGGCTTAAACTCCTGTCCGTAAAGGTTCGCAGGTTCAAATCCTGCCCCCGACATTTGATTCCACAAGGAAGTGAAAAAAATGAAAACAGTAGAATTTAGATTAATAAACAGTAACGAGATGCCTCCTATCGTGATTACGAGAGGAGAGAAAGATGAATTAAAAGTGGTCATTAACAACCATGACAGGATTTGGTTGTCAATAAATCGGCGCACAATTGCCGGTATCATAGAAGCCATGCAAGAACAATTGGATGGTATTCTACAGGGCTACTTGGAAGAACAGTATGCCTTTGAGAAGGCAGACCGTGAATTTATGGAGGGACAGTAGTGTTCACTTGTTCTATTTGTGAAAAGCAATTCCAACCTTGGAGTTTAGCCTTTCAGGAGCGAAGAGGTGGAAAGGATGTCTGTAGGGATTGTAAAACATTGATGAAGCAATCTCGTAGCGTAAAAAACAGCAATAAAAAAATTGATAATCTAGTTTCTGCACTAGAAAATCGTATTCTTTCTCTTGAGGAGGAAAGGGGTATGTCCTCTTTTATTGCTGAAACAGCCATTAAAGGTGAAGTGGCTAATTTGGATTGGGAGAGAATTATTACTCCTATCTTAGAGTCTTTTCTGCAAGAAAATCTTGCTCCCTTTAGGCAAGAGTTAGAAAGGATGCAAAACCAGTTAGTGCTATTGCACAGCAGGATGATGGAAAAAGCAAATCCATCAAAAAAGAAAAAGCGGAAGTCTCCCGCATTAGAAGATTGGAAAGAAAATCAAAATCTAGAAAGAGACTATTGGAGTGAATAAATATGGAAATACCAAGAGAAGCAATTGAATTAACTTACGAAAGAGAAGGATACACCACAATACAAGCAAAGCGAGAATTGGGTAATGGTCGTTGGGATAAAGCCCTCAAGAGGCACCTAACCCTACTATCCGAAGCAGACAATTATGACGAGGCTAAAATGGAATGGTTGGCGACAGGTAATGTTTGGTGGAAGCCTTACAATGAATCTGTACCGTCTGCACCCGATTGGGTGCATGAATCTCATCAAGGATATGGAAAATGTCTTTGTGGACATCCTGTCAAATATCACTTTGAAATTAAAAACACAGTGAATGGGACGATTGAATGTGTCGGAAGCGACCACATCAATACCTACTTGATTATCCGAGCCATTAGAGAATCTACAGGACTCGCTGATGAATTTATTACTGATGAAATGATTGCAGAATGGATTGATGTTCGGGTTGAAGGAATGAAAAAAGAGTCTTGGTGGGAACAGCACGGGACACTATTTACTTACAAATTTGATAGAATCAAAGATTTAGATTTGCGTATGAATGTTAGGGTCAAAGGAACCTATTACGATTCTTCTCTAGGAATGTGGCGTGATAAAACCTTCATTCGCAAGAGGGCTATGAACGGACAAATGGCTTCCCTTGTTTGGAGATGGAACCATCCGGATAACCCTAAGCGTCAAATTGAAACCCGTGGATATCCTAACCGCCAACTACTAGCAGATTTGGATGATTTTTACTATGAATCTAAAAAATATCAAGCGGTTGCTGATGCGGAGGATGAAATGCTAACGGATAGAATCAAACAATCTAAAGAGACCCGAATGGAAAAGCAGCAAGGTTTCGTGGATGCTAAAATGTCCTTTTATGGTATTCCAACATACCGTTCTTTGAAAAATAATTCTTCCCTCCCCAAGTGGGAGACTAGATTTGTGGAAGATATTGAAAACAGGATTATTCGTCATCCGAATAAATCGCTTTCTATCAACCAACTCAATAAGTTGTGGGATATTTTCACCCCCGCTACGGACAAGCAGAAAAACCACATGATGAAACTAGGTTTCACCGAGGAAGAGACAGAAGTGACAAAACGGCAAGCCTCTTCCCTGATACAGGCTAAACAGGATGGCTTAAATAGTGAATACGAGGTAGATGAAACAGGAAGGTGATTATTATGATTACATTGACAATTATGAATGAAACAGGACACACAGAATTAGCGCTTGAGGCTTCTCAGATTATTGAACAGATTGGAAGTCATCCAACCCATTGGATTTTTATTGATGGGGAATTGGTGACACGAGCCGATATCGCAGAAGTCAATTGGGATGAGGTAGATTCAGTTCAACTCAGCCCTGCTATCGTTGGAGGCTGCTACTGAGTTAGCATCCCTCAATCGCTATATCCTCTTAGCCGAATCGCTATGCCCCTCTATAGAAACTACACTCATTGTAGGGAGGTAGTCCAGTCACTACTACCTCTGCTCTCTGTAGAGGGGCGAAAAAAAATGGAAGGTGCTTTGCGTGCTTCACGCATCTTCCTTGAAACTAAAGAAGCCACTAAATTCTTAAACGATAAATTGTATCGTGAATTATTTGATATTGAAGATGCTGTAAAAGAAGGTTTCTCTCAATATATCAAAAAACACATAAAAGAGTTGGATAGATTCAATGCTTACCACAAAAAAAACTGTAAAGGAACGGTGTGTGAATTATGTCTAAAGACCCAAACTATGTGAATTATTCACGAGGCGGTAAAATCGCTACAAAATGTAGAGTGTGCGGAGGCAACCTCTACACGGCTCAAGATATTAAACTAGAAGCCCACGAAAATTGTCTCCAAAAATATACATCAAAATTTAGAATGTTGTGATTAAAATGAATGAAAATAAAAAGCAAATAATTTACAGACCCCCATATCAAAGAAGAAATAACCCTGCCCTTTTGGATAGGTTGATAGAAGGAAATCTTTGGATGTACCATCAAGACTTGGACTCTTACCGTAAAACTAACATATGGGATTATTGGCACACTGATTATTCATCAGTAAAAACCTCCTTCAAGATGGACTACGCTACCGAAGCGGTAGCCCTAAGTTTTAGAAACAGTATTTTCAAGGCAGCCCTTTCTAGTGCTAGTCATACCAGCAAAAAAAATATAGCGGAATTCGTACTTAATGGGTTCTCAGTTATTATTGAAAACCTAGGAGGCAGCCTACGGATGAACGGTCAAACTATGACTAGGACTACTGCTTCTAGACATCTAGCAAGTCTTTGTTTTCAAACAAACAATTCCGATACTAGGGAACAGGTCAGAGATGCATTTTTCAAAATTGTCTCTCTGCCACCCGATATCAACTATGTGATTCTAAACCGGACTCCTTACTCATTCTACGATAATAGAACTTTTATCAAGTGCCGCTTAAACACTCAGCAAATATCTTCTAAAGAAATAGCGTTGGAAATAAGTGAGGGTATTTGGGGAAAAATACCAATTACGGAATTCATGGGTTATCTATCTCATTATCTTCATGGGACTCAGAGAGGAAGTTGGGTACACACTTCTCCGGAAAACCTCTACCGTCGTTTGATGGGCAAAGAAGGGAGAGAGTCCGATATCAAAGTTATGAAAAACTTCCTTATGCAGAATAGGACGAGTGATTTAATCGCTAAAAGAGCCAATGTTCTACTACAGGATACTCTTGAAAAATATCCTCTAAGAATGAGATTCTTTCAAACTAATGGGAACCAAGCACTATTCGTCAAGGGTGTAGAGAACGATTGGATTATCTTTTGGAGGTCTCATACTAAGGATGGTAGGCAGTTGGTGTCTACTAAACATATTGGTTCTCTAACAGAAGAAGGATGGACTGAAATTAGAAGGATTGAAAAAAACTTTGGCAAGGATATTTCCGATTTCACTTGGAGAATCACTATTTCCGATTTAGATGAAGGTGTTCAATTAGGATTCCCCAAAGAAGGAGAGACCGACAACGGGTTTGATTGGCAACAAAAGTATCAAATTATGGGAGTATGTGTAGATAATCTACAGCGTAATTCTCCCCAAGTGGACCAAGCCATTTCTAGGGCTCTAGTTGTTTTGAACGATAAAGTCACTAAACCTATGGTAAGCACTATGCATAGCATCTATGAGGCCCCTAATAGAATAGATTTCTCATCCCTTACCCTACTTAATGGCTCAGTATATTTTTCTATGAGCCATTCTCAACAACAAAACGAGGAGGAGGAATAGTGGTTCCTTGTTCCGAATGTGGAGAAAATGAATTCACCTTTAACGAGTTTTTAGGTGAAAGTGTTTGTGATTATTGCGGTCTTGTTGTCGTTACCCAACCCTTTGAGCAAGAGATTAGACTCTACGACGAGCAGGGTAATCCTATACGCTCTGTTGATAAATCAGTAGGTTCCAAGGCTGTCAATAAATACGATAGAGTCATGGCAAGCCATATTCTTAGAGGCCTAACTCTTAGTAAAATGTGTATGGCATCTATTACTCAATCCCGTTCCCTCATAGATAGGTTAGAGAATGCTTACCTTTCTTGTTTCCGAGGAGGTGTTTTCGGTGTATCTTCTTATGAGGCTAGAGCCACTGCTATTACCTATTATCTTCTTAGAGAAAGAAATCTGCCTTACACACTCAAGCAAGTATGTGCAGAGTTTGGTTCTAGTACGAAAGAAGTTTCTAAAATAGCAAAGAGAATAGCAAAGCATTTCGGGAATGCAGGAACAAACCCAATGAATTATCTAGGTCTTGTTGAAAAATTTTCAACTAACTTAGGCGACCTAGACTTTTCTAGATGCTCCGGAATAGTATTTTCATTTTTTGAGAAAACTCTACAGAGTAGACAGGAGACAATTAAACCCAACTATGTAGCAGCCGTAATTTACATTACGAATCTTCTTGAATACAAAAGACTGACTCAAT